TTAGAGATCCAAACTTCTTTTAACAAGCTCACCAACTATAGGCCACATAACCGGCTGCACAGACTCCCATACAGGCCCACAAACTTTAGCGAGCAAAGATTTGGCTCCTTTACCATTCCCCTCATTTGCTGCTGCAACAGCAGCGGTGATATCAGCCAGCTGATCGCTATTAACAGACTGCCCTTGTTGTTCAAGGATAGAAATCAACTTTGCCACAATTTCTGAGTCAGAACTGGCGGCGGTAATACCCATAGATTGGCTAACGCTCTCACCTTGTCCCAATTGCATGTTACTGAATTGTCCACCAGTAATAGTAAGATTATTGACTATACGCTGAACCCTCTGTGGACGATTGGGTGCTTTTCTTGATTCCTTGTAGCCCGCCTCTGTTAAATACACGTATTCACGCTTGCTGTATGACCCGATGAAGATAACAGAACTATTTCTATCGTTATCGTACATAGCCATAGGACCAGTTTTGATCAATTTGTCTTTCTCAAGATCTGAGAATGCCACTTCAAAATCTACAGTTGTAATATCTGCAACATTGCATATCGCCGTTGCCAATGCCTCGGGTTTTGGGCCTTCATAACCCGACTTCAAATCTTTAGCAGTTAACTCTCTATCGCTAAAATCCGCTAATAACGTCCCAAGAATTTGCTTTGCTGCTTCGTCTAATTGTCCAGCCATTTACGTAATCCTTATGTTTTTAGTTCCAAATTATATGGGACAGTAACCTTTTTTTTCAATTAACTGCAAAACTGTAATTTGAGTGTATTTATTTTTCAGCCGGAAAAATAGTTCCCATATACTTACACCAGACATTAAAAATACGGCATGAACTGATGCTAGTCAGTTAAGTTGTTGTTTAAAATGGCACCTTCCTTAATTGGTTAGTGCATTTTTTATTGAAATGACTACACGGAATAATGAACGGCATTAAACAAACCATGAAAAGGATTTAAAATGGCAAGATTAATAACACTGTATGAATGGGCTATTGAAGAGTTTGGTGATGCTGCGCCCGGCAAGGCGACACTTTGTAACTATGCAAAGCAAGGAATGATTTATCCGCCAGCCCTAAAAGTTGGTAGATCGTGGATGGTTGAGAAAGACACCCGATTTGTCGGTTCAGATAAGCCTCTGATAAGGCATACAGATCACTCATTGCTCAAAAAAATCTTGATGGATGGATATAGCGACTAAGTCTTTTTACTGGAAGAAAAACATTTTATTCATCGCAGAAATAAAAAAGCACCAGAACAAATCTGATGCTTTGGCGTTTTGATAGATCACAATTCTAATACTCTGGGAGATTTTCTAAATTGTCTTTGGATGTTCCATTTGGCCGCGTGGTTAAGTAGTTAGTACCGTTAACACGGTCTTTAACAACTTTTTGCCCCTTTTTCCACTTACCGTCATCACCTTTATAAATGGTGTAGAACGTGTAGCTACCGTCGATTTTATTAACTACCCATTGTCGGGTTTCTGATGTCCCGTCTCCTACAGTATCTCCCTTGTCTACATGCACATATACGTGGGTAATGTGCGTATGCTCGTCGTTATATCGAACTTTGGAAATCAAGTAGTCAGCCCATTTTTCAGCCATGTTTCACCAGAAGTTTGAGCAGGAAAATTCCTGCAATACTTTTTATAAGTCGCAAGACGGAATTTTCCTATTCCATTAATACAATCCATTGACCATGGTCAAAAAAGGTTGCCTCAGTTTTCCACGCTTTAGGTATTCTGACGCATCGAAATTGAAGTAAAAAAAGCCAACACTGAGGCTGGCAAAGGTTGGAGATTGCAGGTCTATAGCCCACTAGGTAAGTAATTTATTCATCATTTCCGAGGGCATAGAGCAACGAGGGGATAACCTCACGCATCGCTGTTTCCTCTATTTCGTCGCTCATCAGCGTAAGCGTGTAGTCCAGACACTCAAACACCACATCCATCGCAGACAGCCCAAAAGCCCCACCCGCGATAATTTGCCCGGTTTCACATTCTGGCGTTTCGACAATAGACAGGCGGTAGCCGCCAAATGTCACAGGTGGGTTGTCAGGGCCTTCGCTCAGATAGAGGCCCACTGCCTTAGCCGCCATTGCTGCCCGCTCGTCTGCGTCCATTTCAGCAGCCTTACCAATACAACCGTCCAGATGTTGCCTGATTTCAGCCACACTCATTTCTACCAGCTTATTACCCGTCTTAACCTTACCCTTGGCTGGCACTGGTTTACTCTTGGCATTCTGTGCTCGCGGGTCATGGCTATCACGATATCGCGACAGGTAAGCATCACAGGCAATGGCATCAATTTTACTGCCGACTCGCGCAGGGAAGCCCGATTTACTTTCCCATGCATAAAGTGCCTGACGACTCATACCTGCGTGTTTTGCATACTGGCTTACTGACATTAAACTCATTTCGCTGCTCCCGCGGCAAACCGTGAAGTTGGTGCCGACTGTCAACCCACCAGCGGCAAAGTGTCAATCAAAGTGTAAAGTGTCAACCGCTTGACACTTTTTCTGTCAACTTGATACTTTCAACCCGAAAAGTGTCAATCAAACTGTCAATCAAAAATTGCGCTAATTTCCCGCCAGACCAAGCCGTCAGAGGCATGCAACAAGTCGATAACAAGAAAGTGTCAAGTGTAAAGTGTCAATCAAATTCAAAAAGTTATAGCTAGGGAAACTGCACGGCGCGCAATGTCCCGTGTAATAAATGTTGCCAGGAGGGACCCAAAAAATTCCGAGGTCCATCAACCTGCCATTCCCCGCTCACTCTGTGTTGCCACTCCATACCGTTCAGACAATGACCTGATATCTTCCTCAGTCCACAGCTCCACATGTTTCTCAAGAACTCTCTGAGCAGCAAAGAAACCAGCGTGATAGCCGTTATCGTCACTGTGGGTCATGCTGTAGGTGAATGCCTCCATATTCCGGTCTTCAGTATCCAGGCATTCCCAGCCAGCACAGACCGCAATCATCTTGCGCTTGGTGAATTTACTCAGGTGTCGTGCACTAACTTGCAACGTATCAATAGCCTCTTCGTGCGGTGTTCGGCGCTTAATCAGTTTGAGTGCCAGTATCGGATTGTTTTTAGCCTCGGGGCTGGATGCTATCCAGTGGGCATTAGAGTGACGGGAGACCACTACACTCGCCCTTTCCTGCTCATCTTGAGCCTGTGCAGACTGTGATAGCCGCTGTAGTCGTAACAGGCTGCCACTGAGACGATTCTCGGTATGGGCTGTAGCTTGTGGGAATAAGTGCTGATAACTCATGCTAATGGCTCCCGGCTCGACTTAGGGGCGAGTTAACGCTGCTGGACTCATTCCCGCATCAAGATTCGCTTTAATGCTGGTAACTTCACCGTGTGGCGCAACTATTTCACCACTGACGCGCTTTGCATCACCACGCAACATGACACCTGTAGCCCGTAGCCGGTCATTACGGCGGGCTGTGGCATGGGCCATTTCCTGATTAAATTCTTCCTCAGCCTGTTTACGTGTCTCGACGTTATCAGGGGTATTAGGGTCAGCCGCATTCATACGCTGCCTATTACGCTCAATCATGGCTTGAATTTCATCTTCGGTCATTGGCTCCACCATCTTGGCCAGTGCTTTTGTCGCCCTCTGCCTTGCTGCCAAATAGCCATTGGTATCACCGTTCCCAGAAGAATAAGTCAGCGCGGTCATGGCCTTTTCTTCATCGTCCTGAAGCTCCCACGTCGGATCACGTTGCTCCATGAAATTCTGAGTGAACACGGTTAATGCTTCCGGGTCTTCTGCCAGTCGCTTTTTAATCTTCGATGAACTCAGGTCGGTATCTTTGAGTAATCGAATTGCCTGTACTGGGCTGGCTTTCGCCTCGTCAGAAATGGCTACATTGTGCTCACGACTGTGCTGGCTGGGTTTTGCTATGGAAACCGCCTTGGATTGCTTATCAGTACCAACAATATCCACCGAGGCATTAAGGCGCGTACCAAATAAATGACTGAAGTTTTTCATCAATGAACCTGCCTTTTTTGTCGTAGGTTGTTTTGTTGCGGTGGTTTTTCGTGAGATGCCAAGAAGGTGAGCGATGTTAGGATTTATCATGACAGTCCACCCTCTGGCTTTTTCGGCCAAACAATATCAAGAGGACTATCAGGAACGACGCGGTTCATCAGTACCAGGTAGGTTTGCCACAACACCAATTCGGTTATTTCTTCGGGAGTCGCTAACTGGGTGCTGACAGCGGCTTGCAATGCGGTGACCTGAATATAAGCCTCCGTCAATGCCTGGGCTTTGATATCTCGGGCATCCGATGAAGTCATTGGGGCGGGTTGCCATTCAGACGGGCGTCCAGCGATTTGCACACTCATGTATGAGCGTCCAAAGCAATCTTTAGGGGCCGGGCCAGCGCCTATGTTAATAACTCGTCCGGGCTGATAAGTCTGTTCCATGCCTTACCCCTTCACCGCAGCATGTTTATTGATGCCTTGACGCAATATCTGACGCGCCAGTGCCTGAATGCTGGGTGCTGCCCCAACGGTAGAACGTCTTGCCTCTTCATCCTGCAATCGCTTTAACCCTTCAATAATGGGCTGATCGACAAGGATAGGACTCTTACTTAGTGCTGCCATAGTGCCACCTCCGATAACTGGTTAGGTATCCAGTATCACATCGGTACATTTTGTGATCAACAATATTTTCTATTTTTATTTAAATATAGAGAATTATTTTCCATTTAAATAGTAAATTAAAGTATTAATTTGCTATCCGGTTAGACGATTTGTGAGGGCGTGCGTTGTGGTCGCTCAGTTGATTTACTTCCCGTATACGCGTATACATCAGATAGAATCAGCATCTAACCAAAACTGTATACGGTGTTTACACATGACGAATAAGAAGAAAAGCAAGCTGTTTTCTTTCAGAGTGCCGGCTGAGTTGGCAGGTGAGATTGATGGGGCAGTGAAGCATTCAGGAAAGGATAAATCTGCGTGGCTACTGGGGGCTGTTCTGGATAAGTTAGGCACGCCAGATACCTCACGTTCGCCAGAGTCACGTATGGAGGCCCTTATCAGTCAAATGGAAGGGGTGTTCAGTGGTCCTGCTGCTTTATCTGCCCCACCGGCTGAACTAGGAGCAATTAAAGCCACCAGCGCATCGGTATTGAGCGCAAAAGATATTATTTGCCAGATGGTCAGTGAAACCGAACGGCTCGGCATCCAGTCCAGCAACAAAGCCATTATCAATAGATTAAACAACTTGGGGATCAGGCCAGCACGGGGAGGCATTTGGACCACCAGCGCCGTTGACAATATCAAGCGTAGAATGAAAAAGCTGACGGGTGGATGATTGAAGCCAAAACCAAAAAAAGCCACTGTTCTGGCGGTGGCCTTGATTGATCGATGAAAAGATTACTTAAGAGAAAAGCACATCAGTCTGACTTTTTTAAACATAACTCTTCACTTATTGCGTACTTAGTTGCCATGCCTGGCGTCCATCCTGATGGAATACCTTGGCAAGCCATATATCCTCTTTTTTCAAATTCATTTACAAAATAAAACCTGAATCCTATCTGAAAAAAAATAGAAGTAAGGAAACAAAGTACGATAAATTTAGATACTGGCTTTTGAATGGAAATGGATGCTTGGCGTCCTAAAAAAACAGGGGGTAAGGAAATAAACACTAGAGGGAGTAATATAAGAAAACACGTTATTCCATATATGGTAAAAGATGAGAAAATGATAATATTAGGAAAAGATAAATACTCATTTATGGCATCTACAGTCAGATATACACCTCCAGCACCTAAAGGTATAAATAAAAATAACACGCCAAAAAATATAAATATTCTTCTTTTTAATGTGAGTTCGTACATTAAAACCACCTGGTGTTAAAGTTACTCAGTACTTCCTTGATATAGTTTCTAACTTCATACTCAATAACTTCTTTTCCTTTATCAAGCATCCTATCTGCATACATAGCCCCCAAATCCAAAAGCCCTTTTTCCATCTCACGAGCTTTTTCTACAAACTCTTGCTGTGCACCTTCAATGCACTTAACAACTTTATCTGTAACACCAAATTTATCATCTAAATAGTTTAAACCAATTGCAGAAACTAATCCTACGATAACAACTACAACCAAAGGGACTGCAACGGTAGAAACAACCCCTAGAGCTATAGTCCCAACTCCCCAACTAATTGCAGACGCCACACCGATTTTCACCACATCCGTGGCTAACGGGCCAAGATACTCGGCTAATGAGGTCGCATCATTGAGTATAAAATCAATAGTTCGATATGCCGCAGCCACATAAAACGTTAATCTCGCGCCTTTGACTATTGATTTTGTCAGCCCATACTTACCAATACCCAGATCAACAACCTTTGGGTTTTTAGCAGCAAAAACTGGCGCATTGAGTATTTTTCTGATCCCCGGATGCCCACTGATTTTTATCAATTCTGTGCCCTTGTGGTTTATATACGTCGTGGCCCTTATTCCGAAACTCCCCAGTTGGCTGATTATCATTGAGGTGGTCACAACATCCTTTCCGTTCACCCCGTAATTTACTCCATAATCTATTGCAATCTGACCTATTTTTGATTCACTGAAACTCACCCAGCCCCTTTTCCATGAACCCCATGAAGTCACGATCTCGAAGCATTCACCTAATGTCAGTAACATCACGTCCTGATTGTTTTTTGCCAGCATAGCGCGCAAAGCTTCATCCGGTAGATTATGGGTATTACGTAATACTGGATAGTCCGGAACAAACCCCAGATCAGGTTTATCCCCAGTGAGGTAAGAGGATGGTGTTGGCCGTTTTTTTGCTGCCTGTGCGTATTGCTCCGCAGGGGATTCATAGCCCCGGCTTAGCCTCTGAATCTTCGTTGGCCGTGGCTTTCCACCGGTTAGCTGATAGTTCCGGCATTTCACCGAATCGTCAAATGCCTTGATAATCTTCGCAGCACCCTCGAAACGGAAAGCATGGGGATCGGCAGACATCAACTGACCTTCACCATTGATGTAGAACAGCCGGGCAGGGCCGTACATATCACTTAACATCACCACGTCACCGGAAAAAACGAGTTTTTCCAGTTTCTCTTTTTCACGTATCCCGCCTGGACGTGCCTGATCCGGAGAGAATCGCTGTTCACGCTCCCGCATATTGATAAGGTAACGGCGGGTATTGTGACTGTCGTCAAATTCATATTCGCGGCAGATACGCGCCCAGGCAGCGTGAGGGCTGATTATCCGCTCGTATTCTTCAGGGGCTAAATTATCTCTTGAAAGGTAATACAAATACATTCCGGGCAGGTTGAAGCTCATATCCCATTCCTTGTGGAGTTAGTCGCACCGGCATCACCTTACATTTCTTAATGGTTATACGTCTAGTAATGAAGGAACAGTCACAGAAACCACGGCCCGAACATACATAAAAATAAAATGGATGAAAAATAAATTATGCTTTTAAGTCTCCACCTCTCCACTCAAGCCATTTTAACTATATAAATCATTATGTTAATGGGTGGTGACTACTGTTTTAGGTCTCCGTCAGTCACCACTCTAAGCCTCCACCTTTTTAGAAATGGGTGGAGAGGTGGAGACTAGGTGGAGACTCTATTTAAAGGTCTCCACCCATTAACTACATGTTTTATAATATGTATTTTACTGAGTGGAGACAGGTGGAGACTTATTCAATAACTTTTACTCTGTACCCCCTGTTGCAGCCGGTAGCCACTCATCGGCATCATCAGCCAGCCGGATGTTGGAGCGCATATTTCCTTTGGTACTTTTCTTCCTGATGTACTCTTTTCCATATTCAGCCATTGAACCCGGCATATCAGTAGCGAACCGGTTAAGCGAGATCGGCTTGCTCAATCCATTACTCTGCATATAGGCAAGGTAGGCGTGGTACAGGTACTTCCGTGGGCTGAACGGTATAATGCTGGCATTACCGATAAACAAACCGTCACACTGCACCGATGCCATCAGGTAGCCGCAGAAGTCCACCAGCGAATCACCTTCACGCTTAATAGCCAGCGCCTCTTCTGATTTCTGCTGCTCGAATAAAAGCCGTTTAGCCTCTCCCTGATCTGCAAAGCGTGTCAGTAAGTGGCGGATGATAACTGGCAGCTCTGCCTCTATCTTTTCTGACAACATCGGATCCCGCTCATTCTCCGGCACCACCTGCGAGAAATTGAAAATAACCCGACGCCGGGATATACCGCCGCTTCGGTCGCTGAATGACATAGCGTTATTGTTCACTGCCAAAATAACAGCCGGGATCCGTGTTGAGTAAGGCGGTTTGTGTTTCGGGTCTATCGCGACCTTATCCCCGCCTGTGATGGCTTTAATCCCTGCCCCGTCACCGGCATAGCGCGACATATCAGGCATGATGATAAGAGAGTACCCCACTATTAGCGCCCTTTCCCTTGGCTCCTCGAGGGCCTTCATACTGGCTGATACGGTGTTGGCTTTCCCTGCCAGCATGGTGCAGATCTCCGCCAGTACGCTTTTACCACTGCCACCAGCGCCGGTTATCTCAAGAAATAGCTGCCAGTCATACCGGTTCGCCATCACCATATACAACGCTGCCAGCACTCGATCGGTTTTCCGGGCATTACCGGCCGTTGACCAGTTAAGCCACTTCCAGAACGCGGGGGAGTGGGTGGCCAGTGATTCCCCTTCTTCTGCCTGGATGAATTCCACATCACTGGCGATCAATAACCAATCCTCTTGGCGATGCTCTCTGAATAACCCCTCTCGGGTATCAAATACACCGTTGCTAAAGCCAATCAGATTACGTGCTGTGGTACCCATTATTGGCAAGCTCAATTTCATGGTATCAACGGCGTTCTTCATGGCTGGCATGGAGTAAGGAACCCTCGACTCTATAAATATTGCCGCCATCTCACGCGAAAGTGCCTTATCTGAAACAGGCTGCCAGATTATGCCGTTGTAGTGGTGTACAGCGTCCGAATCACCATGTACGGCTAAATCACCATCATAGCGGGCCAGAAGCACCTCACCGCGCTGGCTTGGCCCCATTTGGTTAAGTGCAGGGATTACGGTAGGTTCATCAGCAGGAATAACATTAAACAGGGAGTTAATGCGATCGGAATTGGCTAGCACCGCCACCAGATCAGGGCGGCTGATAAACTCCAGTACTACCGCTTCGCGTTTTTCACGTGCGTATTCGGGGGATTTGGCTGAATGGAACCCCTTGTCGGCTAACCACTCCGGCGTAACAGTTCCAATAGCGAAAGAACCCAGTCTTACCGCCAGACCATTGAGAGGCGTTCCTGCTGTCGTTTGCAATATGGCTTTTGCCGCCGCAGCCTTCTCAATCGGGCGACCATTAACCCAACGGTAGACACAGGAAAACAACTCATTGGGCCATTGGTTAACACTTACCTTCTGTGGCTTACTCATAGCTGTGGCCTCGCTGACATGGTGAACTTGCCGATCAGCGGGTGGTACCAGTACTTGCTACCGTATTTACGCTTGGCACCCTTGATAACAATCAGAGCTGCCTCACGGAATTTAGCCTCATGCACTGCGTGGCCACTGCCATGGCGAACTATCATCACACCACAATTTCTCGCCAGTTCTTCCGCTTTGCTGGTGGATAGCCCCATTTCAGCCGCCAGAGTGGTGAGGGGTGCCATGCCTTCCGGTACTGAGCCTTTGCGTTGCATGGCAGCTAAAGCCAACTCAAGGGCAGCAACACGCTTTTCCAGATCGTTAAATTTCAATGTGCTGATCATTTGGTTGCCTCCCCTGCGTTGCGACTGCCAATGATGTAACTAGCGCTACGGCAGTTCTCAGCCATTGCTTCCGCAATTCTGGGTAATGTCTGAAGCATTGTGCCAATATTGCGTAAATCACTTCTGGCCTCTTCGTCTTCGTAGTCTTTATTGTCAATCGCGGACGAAATAAGATTACCTACTGATGTAAGCCCTTTGGTGATGGCATAAAAAGCCGCTTCACTACAGCTACTCAACGAAGAAAGTTCCTCGCCAGACATTTCACATAAAATCTGATGGCTAACAATCGTATGATGGTAGATGTCAGACATGGCTAGTTTCTCCCTGACTTGCTTCTACTGAGACGAGGTAATTCACAATCTGATTAGACATGTCGATAGCAAGATCGAACAGATTCGCTTTATCAAACTCACTTACCGGGTCATCCGAACAATTGATAGCTAATAACAAAGATGCAAGCTGGCAAGCCTTCCCTACCGCATTGGTTTGATTAATTGGCATAGTCAGGCCCTCCGGTAAACGTGAATTCAGCAATGAAGCGCACCAGTGGCACGGTACAAGAGGCTGGATATCCGTCACGACTGAATGTGACGCGGTTAAAAGCAACGGTTTGTACGGTAACGAGTAGACCGTGGCTGTCTTTGTAGCGGTCATTAGGCAGCGGATCGCGCATAGTTCACCCCCTCGATATTTTCCGACGCTTTTGCTGCATGTTGCTGCACAAATTCAAGGAGGTCATAACCAATCCTTTGGCCTTCTGGATCACATGTCAGCGACTGGGCAACTTCCAACATACGAGGCAGGCTATGGAGCAAATCAGAAACCTCATTAAGGGCTAACTTATCCATGAACCACCTCTAACAGGGTAAATTCACGAATAAAACTCCTGAGCCGATAGTCGTGGCTAGCTTCTGGGTGCTTCTCGTAGGAATATACCAAGCGGTCACCAGTACGTTTCCTGACGATAACCACGCTTCCACCGTCATTTTCTGTATAACGGTCACCTACTGCCGGGCTTCCTTCTCCATTATCACCAGAAAGGTTAATCAGATATTCAGTAACGGAATCAGCATATTCAGAAGACATACTAAGTAATGCTTCGACCTCACATCCCGGTAGTTCAATCCATGAGTAATTAAGCGCCCGAATTATTGCACTGGCTTTTTGCGCCTTCAGGAGAATATCCATCAGCTCATTAGTCTCGTGTCTAGACATGGCGCACCTCCATTAAGTCAAACACAACTACGCCACTGCGATGGTCAGTTACGGAACACTCAGTACGGATTTTTGCAGCAAAGGTCAGCGACCACGCGGGGAAAAGCGCACGAGCTTCCGTTTCTGTGTCAGCTTCGGTACGTAACACAATAGGGGTGCAGTTAGGTGTATTGGTTGGGGTGCCAATAAACAACCAAGTGAATTTAGAACGTGCGGTATTTAGGGTGTAAGCAGTCCGCCCACTTACGGGTGTGATATGATTCTTCATAGCTACCTCGATACTAAGACTATCGTTGGTGGTAAGAGGCCCAGTTAGTGTTAGCGCACTGCTGGGCTTCGTTATTTTGTGTGTTGCCTGTGCCTTACCTGTGGATAAGGTGTGCGACCACCTTACATTTTGGTGTGCTCCCACGTCAAGAGTTTTACTACGACTTTTTTTGTTGTATGGTGTGTTACCACCAAGCAAAAGAATATGAGTACTAGCAATGGCAACAGGAAACAAAAACAACAAGTCAGACAAAAAGGCTATACGCTTTCCGCATGAACTTATCGCTGATATAGATTTGAGCGTCGAACGCGAGAAAGAAGAAAACCCCAGCGCTAGCTTCTCTTCTTGGGTACTTGATGCCTGTGGGCGCAAACTCAAAGGCGAACAGCGCAAGAAAGCAAAGGAAGATCCAAAAGACTGAGTAACAACACTCAATAAACTGGAAGGTAGAATAATCATGGAATATACGTTTTCAGCACTTAGTAGTAACAAAGCAGATCTATACGAAGTGAATGTTTTTGAAGTTGCTAACCAGATTGGAATTTCGTGTGATTGCCCGGCGACTGTATTGTGCAAACATAGAATTGCTTTGATAACAGGGGATACAGATAGTATTTTCCCGGCAGAACTTAATAATCGGCGTGAGCTAGAAGCTGCAGTAAAACTGATAAATAGTAGCGGATTACCTGACAAATTTGATGCGTTAAATTCAGAACTTGATGAAATCAAGCAAGAATTCAAAAGACAAGAAAAAGGGATTAGACGCAAGTTAAGTGCTCTTTGCGTTCCAAAAGGCTGAACTTCCCCCATTAGGGAATGTTTAAGTCTTCCATTACAAAATATACATTTTATCAATAAGTTGTAAAAAATAAAAACGATGCACAAGGATGAAAAAATGAATCGTCGCGCCTTCCCGCTGAAAGCAATTGGAATAATTCTCGCTATCATTTCTGCGTTATGGGTATATAACCAGGTGAAACCATATTTCACTAGTGAACTATGTAAAGACTCCAGTTCTGGTGATAAGGGAAAAGTTATACCCTGTGAACAACTAAAAAAAGGCTGAACCATAACCCCATGATTTTGTTTCGAGGGTGGGAGCTCCCCTTCGGCTAAGCCGGAATTCCTTCTTTGGGTATCAGCCATTGCCATAGACCCCCACAGAGGGAGTAGGCATACGCCTATAGGTTGGGTGTAAATAGGTCTATCCAATTTTGGAGACACCCACCCGCCAGCGAATGATTTTAAATAAGTGGAATTTCCGGTGTGAGCAAGTTTGCGGGTATCCCGAATTAACTGCGCCAATGGCGCGGTTAACTTATGACCGCTGTTGACCTGATCGATCAGTGTGGTAATCTGGCTTGGCTTAATTTTTTTGTAGTTACATTGGCGGCCTTGCAGGGCCGCTTTTGTTTTATTCATCATCCTGCACCCCCAACTTTAATTCAGGCTGATACCGATCTAGCAGTAGCCTTTCTTCACTCTCTAACTGATGCTTTTCAACCTTCCGTATCGCCAGCGCCTTACCAGCTTGACTACCACGCCCTATTGAATCGTCAGAACGGCGGGTAAAGTCATGCAGTAATGCCCACGGAACACCATAAGCACCAGATTTACGGATGGTGGGGATGACTTCACGGAATACCCAGTTGCTAAAGCGGTGCGCAAATGTTCCTGACTTGGTGGCTTTGCGGCTGCGGGATATGAGTTTGTAGAAGCCAGATTCTGAGATAACCCCACGCTTGGGGTTGCCTGGAATACCGTAAGTTAAAGTTACAGTATTCTTTTCATCATCATCCAAAGACTGGAGGGCCATCCGTGAGTTTGTCAGAGCTAAAGCATCACAGACATCTTTAGCAATGAACCACGGCTCACCATTCAACTGTACGATCTGAACCTTGTAGCCTTCGAAACAGATCACCGAAATATCGCTAACCTGATTTTTGGCGTGAGTTTGTCCCTGACCGATTGCGGCCATATTTTCAGTTTTCATATTTCCAGCCTTAGTTATGCTGTTTGAGTTTGACGAACGGAGGCAAGATAAGCATCAAGGTCTGATTTGTGATAAATGACCTTCTTTTTCCCTACCTTGTAGAACGGGATCGACACACTTCCAGAACATGCCCAATTAGCGAGGGTTTGGGGACTAACACCAAGCTCCGCCGCGGCCTCTTTGCGAGTTAGTTTGATTTCTGTTGTTTCAATTAATTGCATAAGTATCACCGTGTAATGTTAGTTATTGACGGTGAACATCTTATTTATTGCGGGATGATTAGGTAAGCCAGCGCAACTGGTTAAGCGAGGTTTTAGCAAGTTTTATATATAGTTGACGAGTCAATCGAGTATGAAACGCGTTATCTGGTGTGCTAACGCGTCTCCGGATACTTTACTCATTAATAACTAATGTAAAATCTCTATTTTTCGGTTTTACATTTGGATTCAATCCAGATTCAGCAAGCCAGCTTTTTATTGCACCGGAAGCAGGGTTATCTTTCCTTTTTTTTCGAAAATAATGGTAAAGTTCATCAGTCATCCCTCCCTGACTAGCATTAGGATATTTATCCCATGTATCTTTTGCTATTTTTATAGCTGCATTCTTGTGAGGATTTATATTCCCCCTCCCAGCCTTACTCCTGTCTTGGCTTATAATTTTCTTAGCATAAGCATCATCCCTAATTCCAGACATAAAATTTTCAATTAGTAATTCAGAAAATAATTTACGCATTTGCTTCGCTAAACGTTCAAAACCTAAAACCTCAAGTATCGCAGCAGACTTTAGTAATCCTTGTAATCCTGAGCCTTTGTAGTCTATAGCTTCAGCAAGCTCATCGCTTTCAATAGCAAATTTTGACGCTACGATTATGGTTTCATTTTCTATTTCAGAAGAAAATGCAATTTTTTCATTCAGTGTCATTCTTGCTGGAGAAACACCTAATTGTTCACATATAGTTTTCTCAGAAAAAACGTGAGAGACCCTATCCCTAATCATGTCAGCAAAACAATTCATATCTTCAAGATCATTTACATCAAAATCAATTTCAAACTTTTGCATTTAAGGAAACCTCGCTATTACTTATATAGAATAATAAACGGCGTTTATCTTCATCATTCATATTCGCCAGTGCTGATAATAAATGAGCATTAATACCATCTGCTTTTTCTACCAGCCCTGCATGTTCCAAAATCGCGCGCTCTACCTTTCTGGCTGGCTCCTGCAATTCATCAGCCCCAAAATGTAAGTAGCCTTGGGTTACATCAGCGCTTCGTAATGTGCGGTGGTTCATCAACCGTTTAAGAATATATGACCCAACCCCCACCAGCTCCGCTACAGTCCCAAACGTGCGCCGCGCATCGTGCCACTTGAAAGGTATTGGCAATAATCCGTCAGGATTAGGAGAAGGGATTGTAGCTTCCGTTATTCTGGCTATTATCCGGCGTGGTTCAGTGATAATTCCTTTCTGACCGGGAAATACATAATGTTGTTCGCCTGATTTGAGCTTGAGCCGTCTACGAAAAAGGTTTAGCAGCGTGTCAGTTATTGGTAGTTCAAGCGGATCACCATTTTTGGTAGTATCTATCCAGAAGAAGCGCCCACCAACATTTACCCGATCCCATGTCAAATTAAATACTTCCGATTTTCTTAGGCCCGTAAAAAGCGCCATTTCAATAGCATCACATACCGACAGCGCAACATCATCCCTCTCGTCTGCTGATATATTTCTTACCTGGTCAACAGCACTTAACCAACGGCCGAGATCATAAGTTCTGATTCGCTCTGTTTTTCTTACCGTTCCGTGCCACTGGCGTTTAGTGCTGAGAACCATCGTTGGTGGGTCTGGTAAGAGGGTTTTGCCTTCCTCATCGCGATAATGGTCGTAGGAAAAGCGATAAACCGCCCTAAGTGCCCTCGCCCATAAATCAGCTTGCGCCTTGCTCCCTGAGCCTACACCAGCACGCAAAAGCGATTTATCCTTACCAAACCACACACCCCCTTGAGTAATCGCTTTGTGACGGGCCTCAACCCGCTCACGGCTAATATTAGCCATGGGCTGCTTCATCCAATCACCAGAGAAGTTGCCAAGAATAGAACGGTATTGTTTTGCCGTGACAGGTTTCAGGCGGTGGCCGCGATTATCGATGTAGGTTTGTATAGCATCTTCCAGAGTGACCTTGCTCATCGCATGAACACGGCGAACATCATTGGGATTCTTGCCATTGGTGGCCACTTCACCAAGTAGCTCTAGGGCCTTGGCTCTGGCGTTCTCGATACTGAGATCAGGAAAGCGGCCAAGAGTTGCCCGGATAAACTTTCCATTCCGTTTACGGGAGATGCAGAAACTCTTCACGCCAGAAGCGCCAACGCGCAGGATAAGACCATTAACGGCGGTATCCCTGTACTCCAGTCGTCCACCAGCAGGATCTGGAGGCAGGGCCGCTATGCTGGCTTTGGTAAACTTAAAATGATTCACAATACGGTATCCCCAAATAATCGCTTGGTCGCTCTGGGATACTTATGGGATACCTCAGAGCGGTATTAACCAGTATTTATGGGTATTTATACAGTGTCAAGGATGTTGTTAAATAGTTGAAATATAACGAAAGGTAATTATCGGTAACTCATTAATTTGACACTCATAATCGCTTGGTCACTGGTTCAAGTCCAGTAGGGGCCACCAAATAAAACAAGGAGTTACGTTAATAGCGTAACTCCTTTGTTATTTCTGGGATATGCCGGGGATATTTTGCAGGGGTAATCATGGGGTTTATTGGTTATTTTATGCCCGTTCACCGCATCGCCACACTTCGATACTACAATCATCGGCGAGGCGTTGGCTTCTTCCACTGGTAAGCTGGCGCACTCATCCTCTGGCGGTGACGTTCCTTGGCTGCCAGTGCCGCCGCCTCTGTAAATTTACCCAAATCAGCCCATCATTTTACGGTAGGCTTCGGCGGCTTCATCCGGGGTTAGGTTTGACGTTTGAATCGGGCCACCGTTCGCGCCGGTCAATTCGGCTTTCTTCGGCGCTTCCCATCCGCACATTCCAGCCAGTTGCTTGATGGCAGCTTTCGGATCATGCAGCTTAATTTTTAGCCCATCTTTGCCAGTGGATAATTCAGCGACAGCGGCCAGGTGTTCGGGCTTAATATCTTTGGAGTCCTTAAACTTCCATGACGCCTGAAAGACCGGTTGCCCTTCCTCGTTCTCACCAATCTGATAATTGCCAAACGTGGCGATGTCATGAATTGTCGTGCGCCCCATCAATCAATGTGAGTCGCTCTAATGCTTCGGTGTAGGTCATGATGGCCGCGTTAACGGTTTCGTGCTGTACGGACTGGAGGAAGGCTTGAACGTTACTATTTGTTACTAACTGGCTGGCTTTGGAACGCTCACCATCGCCTTTAGCTTTACCGCCAGCCCTTCGGTATGCCTCGGTCTGATTGGCACCCTCTAGCAGCGCGGTAACGAATCTGCGCTGTAATTGCGTCAGGGCATCGAAAAGCGCCTTCTGTTCTTCTGTAAGCGTCATTTCGACCCCTTATAAGTTAACCGTTTTCCAACATTTTAATTTGTGTCTCAATGAGTTCAGCCAGACTATCACATGACTCCCATACACGATCTGTGCCAATGCGGTCACATGCTTCCCATTTACCCGTGCGCGGATCATAGTAAAACGTATCAGTGTTATTTCCACCAATAACAATCAAGCCGGTCATGGTCTCATCTTTAAAATCGGGAATATTCAAAGCATTATTAAACTCAATAAGCCCAGCATCATCTTCACCGCCACTCATACCATAAAATACGCATCCATCAGCAAACGACCCATTGCTAATACGCAGAAAAGAGCCGTATTGCTTCCAGAAATCAGGCTGTTCTGGGCTTATATCTCGTCCAAAGTCATAAGTTTCCAGCTTGCCGGTATAAGGTGGATTGATGTTGTATCCCATACTTTTGCTGATGCGAGTAAACTCATTAACCGCTTTTTCTAAATTTGCCATACGCACCTCACAAATAAATCATGCCATTAAAAGGCATCACCTATATTGATTCTCTGTAACTGGCTATCTATCAGTTCAGCTAAGGTATCGTAAGATTCATTGATGTCATCAATCGCTATTCGGTCACGGCTTTCCCATTTATGGGTATTGGTATCATAAACAAAAATATCGCTATTGCTTGACCCTATTGCGATCAATCCGTCCATGCTTTCATCGTACATCTCTCCATCGCGCAACGCATCGTTGTTGTCGATAAGGCGATTCCCGATCAACTTACCTTCACAGGCTATGCCATAAAAATAAACACCATCAGCAGCAAGTCCATCACTCAAGCGTAGGAATTCATGATATTGCGTCCAGAAATCTGGCTGATTAGATTCAATCTTACGCCCAAAATCATACTCAATAACCTCCCCCTCATAGGGTGGAATTTTCGGGTAACCAATCGCAGCTCGGTACGCTTGAAAAGTAGTCACTGCTTTTTCAATGTCGGTCATAGATATTCCTATGGATAAATTATGCCTTGAGGCTTTGGCCATAACACAATATTAGTGCCCGTGGGGGTAAGATTTTTTGTTATGTGCTTCTGCGTAGTGGTGAAGGCCGCATGCTCAGGGCGCGTACTTATCAACACTAGATTATCAAAATTGTTATTGCCGCTGTCATCTAGCGGTAGTTTGTGGTGTACCTGATAACCATCGGGTACAACGCCTTTGGCTATCGTATTCGTCGTGCTCTTTAGTCGCCTTGTTTGTGTTGAACGTGGCTTTCCACCCGTTCGCTGATAGTTCCGACATTTTACCCCATCGTCAAACGCCTTGATAATCTTTGCGGCACCCTCGAAACGGAAAGCATGGGGATCGGCAGACATCAACTGACCTTC